TGCGGCAGGCCGCGTTTCTGCTGCTGCCGCAGCGTGAGGCGTTCTACGGAGGCGCGGCCGGTGGCGGGAAGAGCGACGCACTGCTCATGGCGGCTCTGCAGTACGCCGACGTGCCCGGCTACGCGGCGCTGCTACTGCGGCGGAGCTTCGCCGACCTGGCGCTGCCCGGCGCGCTCATGGATCGCGCACGCGCGTGGCTCGCCGGGACCGATGCGCGCTGGTCGCACGACGAGAAGACTTGGCACTTCCCCGCCGGCGGCTCGCTCACGTTCGGCTACCTCGAGAAGCCGACCGACGTCTACCGCTACCAGAGCGCGGAGTTCCAATTCATCGGCTTCGACGAGCTGACGCAGTTCAGCGAGTGGCAGTACCGATACATGTTCTCGCGGCTGCGGCGTCTGGCGAGCGCGGCCGTTCCACTTCGCGCGCGCGGCGCGAGCAACCCCGGCAACGTCGGGCACGATTGGGTCAAGCTGCGGTTCGTCTCGCCTCGCTCGAAAGAGCGGCCCTGGGTCCCGGCGAAGCTCGAGGACAACCCGCACATCGACCGCGCGGAGTACGAGGCGACGCTCGCCGAGCTCGACCCGTTCACGCGCGCGCAGCTCCTGGCCGGCGACTGGTCGGCGCGTGCCTCGGGCTCGAAATTCAAGCGCGAGTGGTTCGAGATCGTCGAAGCCGCGCCCGCCCAGGCGCAGCGCGTCCGCTACTGGGACCTGGCCGCGACCGCGCCGAAGCCGGGCACCGATCCCGACTGGACCGCCGGCGCTCGCGTGAGCGTGACGCGCGACGGCATCTGGTACGTCGAGGACATGCGCCGCCTGCGCGCGTCGTCCCTCTCGGTCGAGCAGGCCGTGCGGCAGGCCGCAGAGCTCGACGGGCGAGGCGTGCCGATCTGGATCGAGCAGGAGCCCGGCGCGAGCGGGAAGAACACGATCGACCACTACATCCGCAACGTGCTGCGCGGCCGGACCGTGCGCGGCGATCGGCCGACCGGGCCGAAGGACGTGCGCGCGAATCCGGTCTCGTCTCAGGCAGAGGCCGGCAACGTGAAGCTGGTCCGCGGTCCGTGGGTCCCGGCACTGCTCGACGAGCTCGAGGCATTCGGTCCGGACTGCGCGCATGACGACCAGGTCGACGCGATCTCCGGCGCGTTCGGGAAGCTGACCTCGCGCGGCTTCTCTGCGCGCGACGCGATCGCTGCCATGCAGGGGGCCGCATGACTCAGCCCGCTTCGGCGTCCTGGTTCTCGCGCTTCCGGCGCAAGCCGCTCGCGCGCGCGCAGGCGCAGCCGATCCCGTTTCACAGCGAGACGAAGCACGTCGGCATCGGCCCGACGAACCAGCCGACCGCGGACGCGCTGCTGCGGGAGTCGCTGGGCTGGTCCGCGATCGCGACGCGGGCGATCGCCGACCGCATCGCCTCGGTTCAGTTCGTCGCGTACCGGGCTATGCGAGATGGCGAAGAGGAGCTGGTCGAGCGAACGCATCCGCTCGCGCGTGTCCTGCGCACCGGCTCGTCGCTTCACGGCCCGCTTCAGACGCAGCGGCTCGTCGCGCAGTACCTCGTGACGCTCGGCGAGGCGTATCTGCTCAAGGTGCGCGGCCGTGGGCTGCCGGTGCCCGTCGAGCTCTGGGTGATGAACGCGGCGCGCGTCCGGCCGGTGGCGAGTGGCGGCGTGATCCGCAGCTACGTGGTGACGGCGGGCGAGGGCCGCGAGGTGGAGATCCCGGCCGAGGACGTGGTCCGCGCCTGGTGGCCCGACCCGGAGAACATCTACTCGGGCGAGGGTCTGCTCGGGCCGCAGGCCACGGTGGTCGATACCTCGAAATTCGCGGACCAGACGATGCGCTCGCACTTCGAGCATAACGCGATGCCGCGCGCGGTCGTACAAGCCGTAGACGGCTCGACGCCGAGTCTCGATCCAGACGAGACGAATCGGATCAACGAGCTGTGGAAGCAGCGCTTCAACCGCCGCTCGGGCGAGATGCGCGGGCTGCCGGCGTGGCTTCCGGCGGGCTTCGAGATCCACGAGCTCGCGGCGCTGGGCGGCGTGACCGAGCTCGTGCCGATCCTGCAGCACTGGCGCGACCAGGTGCTCGCGGGCTTCGGCGTGCCGCGCTCGATCCTCGGCGACGTCGTCGACGTGAACCGCGCCGCGGCCGAGACGAACCAGTACGTCTTCGACACGCACACGGTCAAGCCGATCGCCGACGTGATCGCGGAGGCGCTGACGCTACAGCTCGCCGTGCCGGACTTCGGCGAGGAGCTGCGGGTCGGCTACGTGGAGTTCTCGCCGGCCGACAAGGACTTCGAGCTGCGCCGCGATGAGAGCGAGCTGCGCGGGAAGATCCGCAGCGTGAACCAGATCCGCGAGCGCCAGGGCGAAGACCCGGTGCCGTGGGGGGATCTGCCGGTGGGCACGATCGGCGAGGTGCCGTACACGGGCGAGGAAGAGCTGGTCGAGCCGGGCCAGGACGATCCGAGCGCGTTCGATGCAGAGCCGGACGGAGAGACCTCCGAGGATGACGAGCCGCGGGCTCGCTCGCAGCGCGTTCGGATCGACCCGGCGGCAGAGTGGAAGCGCGTTCTCGCGCGCGAGCGCCGATGGCAGCCGGCGTTCCGCCGGGCGATGCTCGAGGTGCTCACGGTGCAGGAGCGCGCAGTCCAGAGCGCGATCGCGCAGGCGATCCAGGAGCGTTCCGAGCGTGCGCCGGATGCCTCGGAGCTGCTGCGGCTGATCCAGGCGACGCTCGCGGCGTCGCGCTGGGCGAAGCTCTTCACGCGCAAGATCGAGCGCGTGCGGACGACGGCCTACGTCGCGACCGCAGGCGAAGCGCTGAAGCTCACCGGGTCGAGCGCTGCGTTCCAGCTCACGCCCGAGACGGCGGCGCGGCTGCGAACGAACGCGGAGACGTTCCGCCAGCTCGTCACGAACACGTCGATCAAGCGCGTCTCGGCGGCGGTGAGCGAGGCGATGGCCGCGAGCGTCGAGGCGGGCGAGTCGCTCTCACAGCGCGCGAAGGCGATCGAGCAGGCTGTCGGGAAGGGCTTTCTCACTCGGCGGCACGAGGCGCGGACGATCGCGCGCACGGAGACGCTGAAGACGACGCAGGCCGCGCAGCTCGACGGCTTCGAGCGCAGCGGCGTCGTCGAGTCGAAGCAGTGGAACACGAGCCGAGACGACGCGGTGCGGGACTCGCACGAGATCGACGGCCAGGTGGTCGGACTGCACGACGCCTTCACGCTGCCGTCGACCGGCACGAGCGGCGCCGAGCGCGCGGATGCCCCTGGCGTCGGCGAAGACGGCTCGCTGCTCTCCGCCGCGAACACGATCAACTGCCGGTGCTTCCTGACGCCGGTACTGGAGGACGCATGAAGACGAAGCTCTCGGCTCTGCTGATCGCGCTGGCGCTGTGCGTCGTCGCGCTGCCGGCGCAGGCTCAGTTCACCTGGCTGGACGACCCAGCGCTGACGCCCGGTGACGATACCGACCGCATCGTCTTCTCGGAGGCGGCGGTCGCGGCAGGTGGGACGTCCATCGAGTTCGTGACTCCGGGCGCGACTTACATGCACTATTCGTACACGACGTCCAACTGCGCGACGTGCAATCACCAGGTCCAGATTCAGGCGCAGCGCCCCAACGGAACCTGGTATCTCTGGGATGCCCCTTCGGCCGAGACGACGAACGTGACCGAGGACTACGTGCTGACGCGCGCGGCAAACTCGGGCGGCAACGCTTCAAACATCACGGTCTGGCAGGTGAAGCCCGTGCCTCCGAAGTGGCGCGTGAACGTGACTCGCTCCGGTGGCACGGGCACGGTCGACGTGCTCGTGCAGGTGGTGGTCTGGTGATGGAGGGCCAGTACAGACGAACCATCGCGCTCGAACGTGCGGAAGGCGCGCAGCTCGGCGTGATCCGCGCCGTGCTTGCGACCGACGGTGAAGCCAGCGACGGACACGTGCTCTCGATTCGAGGCGGAGAGGTCGCCGCCGGAATCCCGCTGCTCTTCGGCCACGACGCAAGCTCGGGCCGCTCGAACCTCGGGAGCTGGCAGAGCTTCACGCGCAAGCCGCACGAGATCCGCGGCGAGGCGGTGATCGAGCTCGACGGCGCAGGCGAGCAGCGCGCGTGGCGCGAGGACGTGGCGCACATGGTCGCGTCCGGCCACATCGGCGCGGTGTCGGTCCGCTGGGAGCCGATCGGGAAGCCGATCAAGCGCACGGCGCTCGCGCCTGCGAGCCCGGCCTACGTGGACGCGGAACGTGAGACCGACTGGGCGAAGCTCAACGGCTACTACTTCCCGCGATGGCGCGCGCTCGAAGGCAGCGTCGTCACGCTGGGAGCCGACAAGGCGGCACTGATTCAGCGGTCGCTCGAAACGAGCGGGCGCGTAGCCGAGCTCTGGCGAGAAGTCGTCGAGGAGCTCGAGCGCGACGAGGGCGAGCCGCCCTCCGACGAGATCGTGGCCGACCAGGCCGAGGACGATCTCGAGGCCGAGCCGGTGGTGGACCCGCCGAGCGTACCCGCAGAGCGCGCCAAGGTGGCGCCGCTCACGTACGAACAGGCCCTCGAGCTGGCGTCGGCGCGCATGGTCGCCGGCCTCGCCGAGCTCGGGAGCGACATGCAGCGGCGGATGCAGGAGATGTTCGCCGCGGCACTTGGGAGACGAAGATGAGCGATGCAACGAGCTCGACGAGCCAGCCGGCCGTCGACCCG